AGTTCAATACACTGATCCTTCGACTGGTGAGCAAGTATTTAAAAATCATTATCCGGGTAGTATTTCTGCTTCGGATATAATCGCTAATGTAATCGATGATCCTAATGTTGTTTTTGAGGTTCAAGCTGACGACACTTTCCCTGTCGCTGACTTGTTCGGAAATTTTGACATTGTGGATGGTGGTACAGTAGGCGATACAAGTTCTGGAAGATCGAATACAGAGTTAGATGTGACGACTGGTGCGACAACTGCCACTCTACCTTTGAAAGCAATCGATATTTCACAGGATCCCGATAACTCAGATGTCGCATCAGCCAACACTAATGTTCTTTGTGTGATTCAAAACCACATAATGGGACAGAAAGGTGCTGGTCTAGCTTAAAGGAGCTTAATTATGGCTATTAGTAGAGCGCAACTAGCTGCTGAGCTAGAACCCGGCTTGAACAGTCTCTTTGGATTAGAGTATGAATCTCATGGAGAAGAATACTCAGAAATATTCGTTATGGAAGATTCTGGTAGGGCATTTGAAGAAGAAGTGATGCTTGTTGGTTTTGGGGCTGCCCCAGACAAAGCAGAAGGTCAAGGTGTATCGTTTGATAACGCTAACGAAAGTTTTACTGCTCGTTACACTCACGATACAGTTGCATTGGCATTTGCACTAACCGAGGAAGCTATAGAAGATAATCTATACGACCAACTCGGTAAGCGTTACACAAAAGCATTAGCAAGATCAATGAAGCACTCGAAAGAGGTAAAAGCTGCATCTGTTCTTAACAATGCGTTTTCATCATCGTTTACTGGTGGTGATGGTGTATCACTAATCAATACTGCACACCCATTAGCTGGTGGTGGTACTGAAGCAAACAGAGCAACAACAATGGCTGACTTAAACGAA